GGCCCAGAACACAGGCAATCTCGATCAAGACTTGTCGGAGGGAAGAATTTGAGGTGGGTTCCCGTCGAGCCCGCTCACCTTTGTGCACTTCATACAGACGTAGAAGCCAGCAGTGAATCTCCGTCTTCATGACCATCAGCAACTTGTCGGTCGGTATGCTCATCGATTTGTTCTCCCGCTTGAAGATACTCTTGCGGCAGGCGATCCCTGAAATAACGTGGGTGAGGGGGATCATCATGCCAACGTTCTATCGCTTGCTTGAAAGTCTTGGTAACCTCCGGAATCTTGCCGGCTTTGACTTTGCGTGTAATCAAATGACGGTCCCGCTTCGACAAACTATAAAGACAATGCTGACAAACAGAAGGACGGCCCATCATTACAGGTAACGGTTCGTAAGTGTCCTCGCCAAGCATTGCTCCCAACACTCCAGCCACACCACAAGAAGTAAACCCGAAGCAATCAAACCACCGTCCACAGTAGAGCTGCTGAACACACGGTCGAACGAACCCAAACTTGGGTTCGATCCCAAGATCCGCTGGTGAGACATTGAACGGTGTAAACAGATCAGTTTTCTTCGGGCTCGACAGAGGTACAACAGAAAACCGTCCCGGAACGCCTCGGAGCACCGGCAGCTTTCCATTAGAATAGATACGAAGCCATCCACTCCTCGGAATCCAAGTCTCATTGATTGCACGAAGCAATTCTCCCAACTTCGGATGCAGCATCGGCTCCCCACCAGTCACGCGGAGCTTGCCGATCTTGATTCCGTAAAGTTTGAGCAGCCGAGCTGCAACGCGAATCTCTCCCTCGGTGATATCCGTGTCCACCTTCCAACGAACTACGTCCAAGTGCTGAACGCACCATTTGCAAGCCGCATTACAACGATATGTGCAGGCAATCTGCATTGCAATCGGATTGGCAGTAAAGTCGATCATGCTGCTCGTCTCGTTACAACGTTCGAACTGGAGCGCCAGCTTCTCCTGGATAGTAATAAATTCCGTCAGCTCCCCAAGCACTCGTCCAACCGATGACCTCGGCCGTGTCGATGTTGACGGAGAGTTGGAAAATGTCCGACAAAGGTCTCGGATAATCATAGTACGACAACGGAGCTGTTGCATTCAGGAACAACGTCGATTGCGCGATGTCTCCCTCCTGGAACAGATCGAACACCTCGTCCGACGTATCGTACTTCCCTTCTGCCGAAAATGTTGAATCCTTTCTTCCCGCTGCTCGATTCGTATATCCCGCCGAATCTGAATCTCCCCATTCAGTCTTGGTCGCGAGCGTTTTTGTCATTTGCCACTGTGTTGCCCGGGCCACTAGACTCCCGTCAACCGTGAATTTCGCATTCCGACCTGTTATAGTATTCTCACTGGTCACTGCTCAGCTCCTCTCTGTGAGCGGATTGTTTACTTTTGTTACGGTGATTGAGATGAGCTACTTTGCGAACTACCGCTGGATGTCGCAGATGAAGAACTGCTGCTACTCGTAGCCGAAGAGCTGCTCGACGAAGACGATGACGAACTACTTGACCATGTCGATGGCGAGCTACTCGTCACCGAACTGGTGGAACTGGTAGAACTGCTTGACGAACTGCTAGAGCTATCGCTGCTAGTACTGCTAGAGCTACCAGAGCTGCTAGAGCTGCTCGACTCATCATCGTCGTGTCGTCCCAAAATATAGATCGAGTACGTTACATCTCCACCGTTCGCAGTCAGTTTGATCTGATGACTTACACCATCATTGATATCAAATCCCCTCTCATCAAGTTGCTGCTTTACCAGCAAACCTTGCCCGTACAAGGCTCCACCAACTGCAACTGTATGTATACCCATGGGTGTCCATCCATTGGCCGCCGCAGGCTCGATTTCTAAAGCCCCATCATCCCCGGCATCATTCTCGTTGACAAGGATGATCAAAACAACTTCCTCAAACACTACGGCTTGTCCCAACCCATCCAGTCCAGCACCAGCTCCGATGTCCACACCAGCCATGTCGTACAAATCCAGCGTCTCTGATGCCCCACTCGCGATTGCACGACTTTTCGATTGCCACGCCCGATTGGCTTGATTGGTTCCGATCCCATCGGACAAAGCTGTGCCACTCTTCGTGAACGAAAAGCTCGGATGATTGGTGCTAGGACTGGTAGCATCGTCGAGCACATTCTTCAGCGTACCGCTCACTTTGAACGAGATCGACATCGAGTCCATTTGTCTCGCCATTTTACTTCTCCTATCAGGCCATCTCTGGTACGTCTATTCGGAACATGTAACTTACCGTCCACATCCAATGAACATCATCTTCCCGCATGGAAAAATCGTTCTGATAGAGAGTCACCAAATGATTGCCATTGTCTAATGTTATTTCCTCGGGAGCTACGGTCGGGTGGCCACCAAACACTTTTATCACTTCCTCGACCAGATCAGCAGCCACCTGCTTCGCTGATCTGGCATCTCCGTCCACTTCAGACGCATGCACCTTGAACGTCGCCGGCATATCTCGGGTTGTCCAGAGATCGTCTGTTCCTTTCGACATCCGTTCGGAGACTACACCAAATTGACTCTCGAAGATGCAGTATGGCCAGGGCTGTTCCCCCCCGGCTTCTGTATCGTGAAGCACGGGGAAATCGTCACCATCGGGTGTAGCCGACCAGAGAGCTCTAAACGTCGCATTCAGGGTGCTTGCATCCCAAACAACGCCGATACTCTTCAACAGATCAGCTTGTCCGATACTCACCTTATGGGCCCCGAAAGAATTCTACGAATATCGTTCATCGACTCGTTCAACGAACGCACAAGGAAACTTCGCTTCATCCTGGTTTCGAGAATCAACCCATAATCCAACGGTGTTCCAACATAGCCATCGAAAGTTCCGGGAAACACTTCACGCACTTCCTCAAAGATCGTTTTCAAGAGTTGTGTCGTGTCCGCGTGGGGAAATTCTCCAGGTCTACTTCTACCTGTCACCACTCGCCCACCGCGAGGTCCGATACCCTTGAGAACCGGAATTGAAATATTTCGTACCACCCGATCTTTCAAGAGGTGAGTGACAAGGGCAACTCGTTTTCGCATAGACATTACGATCGTCGTATTTACTTCCTCAATCCGCCATTCAAAACGAACCTGACGATCCGTACTCTTCACTGCTCGACGTTGGCGGCCTGCTCTTACAGAAGAGTTCGGTTGCGCCATAACCGTTGGCATCAGATACTCCCGTCCAGTTGATTAGTCCGACGTTCCCAATCATCTAACTGATCGCGATACTTCGGTTGCTTCCAGTTCTGTCGGTTCATCCAGTTGAGCAACGTCCGTCCTTTCATCTGCTCAATCTCTTCGCGAGTCGGAGCACGTCCCTTGGTGACCTTTGCTTCATCAGCCTCGATAAAACTGAGCAATTCTTCGCAAAGCGATTTCATCTGATCGGGACTGGCCATACCTTTTCGCGGCTTCATACCACGAAGCTTCTGACCGACAACCCCAAAACCCCAGTGCCGACGCATGGCCATGCGGATCCGCTCCAACGTAGTCTTCTTCTCATACAGCGGATCTTGCGTTTTCCACTCTCCTGTTTCCGGATTGACGTAAAGGCGCTCTCCTGGCAACTCTCCAATCCCATCAACCAGATTGGCCGGAGCAGGACGGCTCATCAATCGTACCTCATCGGGGTCATCTTCCTCATCCTCCTGTGCCCAACTACGATCAAACACTTCGATCGTCGCCCGCACAGCACCACGGAGACGCATTCCGTCCAAATTCTGAATCAACAAATCCTGATTCCTCGACGTCCTGGCCTCGATTACGAACGGCATCAGAGATGTTCCTTTTCTCCTCTTCTCATCTATCACGACACTCATTTTTCTACTCCCTACAAGAAATATGTTACCACCTGGTGATTCTCCAAAATGTCTCTGATAAAAATACACCCCCTGCCGACATCAGGAGAACCAAAATTGCCGGCAGGGGGCCTCACCAGGATGTCTTCCCTGCTATGCCGGTGCGGTGGTTGTGATGGCAGCTGTTGCTCCACGCTCCAACTGACCACCGTAGCGAGCCGTAAACGAAATCAACACCTCGTTTGCTCGGATGAGCGTGGCTCCCTCAGTACTCGTCCGCAACTCAAACCCATGACGGCGGTACATCCGATAACGCTTACCGATGAAATGGAAGATCTGCTGGTTTGTCAACGATTCGTTGATCTTGTATGGACGTCCCATCCACTTGTACGAATCGTAATCACCTTGACCACCTTCTCCACCAGCCAACCGGCGTTGATCGGCGGCCGTAACGTTCAACCCACGAGCACGGCTGTAACTCGTGTCTGTACCGCAGAAAACAATCGAACTCTTGAGGTTCGTCGTCTTTTCTCGCTTGTGGACACCGAAAAACAACCCTTCGTATGCACCCAACGTGGTTGCTCCACCAAAAGCAACCGCCGTTGTTCCGGCTGCATTCATTACACCCTGCGGCTGTGTTGTTCCGTTACCAGTCGCCACGACGTCGTCCAGAGTTTGGAGCAACCACTCACCCATCTGCCGCGAGAGCGTTCCTTGGAAATTTATTGGACTGTCACCAATGAAATCCAAACCGATCACCACGGCTCCCTGGGCTCGATAGATCGTGGTGTTGAATGCGGCGACATATCCTGCCGTATTGAACAAGGCAATGTTCGCCGCATCTACACCTCCCCACGCTCCAGTGAACTGTCCAATCGACACTCCTTCTACCCGACGTCCACGGGGCAAAGCTACTTCCGTTACGAGCGGATACAACTCACCATAGAGCCGGGGCGTTTCGACCACCATGTCGTCAAACACGATCGGGGCGGCAAAAATACCACCGGAAACCGCATCGTCAATCAATTGCTTGACACCACCCTGATAACCACAACGGGTCCGCAACTCGCCTTCCTTGATCGTATCATCCCATTCGGCCTTTTCGGCAAGGTAATGCAACAACTGCTTGTCGATCTCCGGCATCGACTCGAAAAGACGAGACGGCCCGCAGATGTTCGGCATCAGCATTGCCATCTCCACCTTTCCCCACACACCACCCAGAGCCTTGTCCAACTCACTCGGCTCGTAAAGCGTTCGTCCCAACGTTTCTGCCGACTGTCCGGCCATCGAGTTCGGCGTAAAGCGGCCCTTCGTAGGATACTTTCTTGCCGACTTCGTGGTGGAAAAGATCTCGTCGACACCCTTGACACGAGGAGCTGTTCCCGGCTCTTCGTCATTGGCTGTACTGTTTGTCACAACAGTCTTTTCCAGATCTTTCATCTTCGACTTCTCGTCGGTACCGTCTGCGGCCACCTTCTTTTTTTGCTCAGGCTCTGCTTTCTGCTTGTCTCCAACCAAAGCCTTGGTCAGATCAGAAATACCCTGAGTCATTTTGTCCAGACGATCGACAAACTGATTCGCCTCAACTGTTTTCTCGTCGGTGGTCAGCTCAGTGAACTTTTCCACTGACAGCTTTCCCTCGGCGACCGCTTTGCCGGCCTCCAGCCGGAAATCATCATCGCTCGCTTCCTTGTCAACGTCTTGATTGGCAACAAGCCAATCCTGCAACTTCTTGGTTAGTTTCAACATCGCTCAATACTCTCCTCTACCGAAGGTTCAACTGCTAGCTAAGATTTCCGCGTACTGTTTGGTCGTTTCGTCATCTCGGCGACCATCTTCGATCGCTTTGAGCATTGACGACATAACCTTCAGTTCTTTCTCTCCACCGACGGCGACCAAAACTGCCATGGCAGTCTTTACATCCATCTCTGGTTCGTTCTTCCCCACTCCGCCGTCTATCCCAAACGAATCTACAACCTGTCCCAAACTTCGCTTCGCCTGCACAATCAGAGCCTTGCATCCTCGGGGAATCCCATCTGTCTTGCTTGCCTCCTTCAAGTCATCTATAGCTTCCCGAATCTTTCCCTCGTTCGCCTTGCTCAACACACGGCCGAGCTTTTCCAAGACGAAATCTTTTCTCGGCGTCAGCTTGGCTCCACACTCGGGACATTTGTTATCCTTGCCGGGACCCACGTAATCACATTTGGAGCAGACCATCTTCTTGTCCTCTTCTCCATAATCTTGTTTCGAAGGAACTATACTTGTTCCTTCAGAAGCAGAATCGTCGATCAGCTGTTTCTTCACTTCCTGGTCTTCGGCCGACTTCTCTTCTCCCCGCCCTTCGTTGGCATCTGTCTGGGCTTCTTTTGGTGAGCCGGTTCCTGTTTCACTTCCTTCTCCCGCTTTGTTTCGGGACTCGATTGCATTGGACTTAACCTCCTGGCCATTGACAGACACTTTTACGTCGAGCTGCACAGGAACCGAGACTGGACGATGTTCTCGCACGGCCTGACCATAATCCTTCATCAACGAACTTGTCAACTTTCCACCCTCAACCAGCGACAACAAAACCTCATCAACCTCCGCATCCGGATTGGCAGGAACCGAAACCAAAGACTCTTCCAGTATTTCAAACTCCTTGACATCAAACCCACCGGGCGAATCATGACCCGCCTTGATTTCCAAAAAGTCAAGAGCCCGAAAGCCGTGTGAAAACCTCGCCATTCCGTTGTCAACCATCACTGCTGCATCATGACACAGTTCGTTCATGTCTACAATGCAAGAATAAAGTTGAAGCTCATCCTTCGTATGCTCAGCCACCGCAAGCATCTTGCCGATCGGCAGCGTATGAACGTGCTGCCAGAGCAACAACATTCTCGGGTCTGGCTTCGCCCCCTTCGTTCTGAGAATATCTCCGTCGCGATCCTTAGTACTTGTGGTAAGCACATGGCGAAACACCATCAACGTGTTCTTCGGACGCTCGATCGTCGAGGGAAGCTCATCGTCTCCCCTCGCCTTTACCTCCATGTCAGCGTTGATGTAAGAAAGCGTTCCGGCAGCCTTCTGCATTACGTCTTCAAACGACACCCAAGTACCAGCCGTCCGGCACATATGCCGATAACAGCTCTGGATGCCAATCTCGTCCAGGAACCGCTTAACATAGCGGTCAGCAGTAAGAATCCCATAGTTGAATTCGGATTGCTTCTCCGTCCTGTCTCGCACCAAACCAAGCAGCCGATTGTGAGGAGTCGTTTCTTTCTTCGCCTCCTGCCACATCGAACTACAAACTGCAACAGCTTGTTCCTGATCTTTCGCCGTACCCTCGTCCAAGACGATCGGAATGCAACGAGCTACATAGTCATCGCGACTTTCGTTCAGTTTGGGCTTTGGCATGACTAGATAATCCTCGTCGTAAAGTACATGATGTCCAACTGAGCACCGGCAGCAGCATTGGCCGAGATGAACCGGATGTTGGCCAAATCTTCCCGCTCAATCCAAATCGGATGCTGGGCAACAAGCAAAGTCATCCCATGAAAAAGACCTGCTGCTGCTCCGTTCAGCGTGAAGCGAATGTTGTTCGCAGACGCTTGGACCCAAGCCCGCTGTGTAGCAGGTGGAACAACCAAAACAGCAGCTACCTGTTCCACTCCGACCGGGGCCGCGATTGCTTGATACCCGATGAACATGCAAAACTCCCTACACTAAAGCGTGTTCGTCGTCCTGACCCTGTCCCGATTCCAACTTTTTCAAAACTTCAGGACGCACACGAAACTTGATCGTATTGTACAGCTTGAAGAGGAACGACACTTCCTCAGCCTTCTCTTCCGAATCGTCCAGGCTGTCCAACCACCGCACTACATCATGGAGGTTTGGCCACGCACCTTCACCCTTCGGTGGTTGACGAAATGCTCGTCCTGTAACTGGCTTTCTGATCCGCTTCACCGTCAAGAACAATTGACGGAACAGAACCTCCACCGAAACCTCAGGTCCGTACAACACGAAATCTGTGATCGCGAACCTGTTCATTGACACTGCAAGCTTCGCCATAACTTTCTCCCTCTTTTGTATTCCCTCAAACGAAATGATCTCGCCTCCAAGCTTCAAGGCATCCGGCCCCGGAGGTCGGGGCCGGGATGCCATTCGATTCCACCGCTCTACCAATCCCACTTCACCTCATCTCACTATGGAGCCGACCAAGACGAGCTGCTCATACTGGACGTACTACTGGAGCTACTCGTACCAGACGAACTACTGGAGCTAGACACGCTGGAGCTG